CGGAAGATAAAATGGATACTCCCACCGATAATAGTTCAAATCTTGGTGGAGAATCTGCAGAACCCGAAGTTAAAACTGCAGATAACTTAGAGGAAGCTCTTCGTGATCTTGTGAACATGAATGGGTCAGAAAACATTTATTTGGAACTTCCCAAACTTAATCTTAGTAGTGTCATTGGTTCAAACTCTGAGGTTCATCAAGAGATTAATGATTGGTGGAATCAAACTATTCTGAAGTTTGAATCTTTAAACTATGAAAATGCCAAAGAACATCTCTTTGGTAAAGTGGACAAAGAGTATCGTGAGTTCAAGCGTTCTGCTCAGAAGGAAGTCAATTATCTTGTAAAAGAATTTGAGTGTAAAAAAGCTGCAGACTCTTATGCTCGTGCTACTACCGCTCGTACTGGTGTTTTGGATTGTTCCAAACTTCACACCTACAAATACAACGAGGATCTCTTTAAGAAAGTAACTACTCTTGCAAATGGCAAGAATCATGGTTTGGTGTTCGTTCTGGACTGGTCTGGTTCTATGTCTCAAGTAATGATGGATACTCTCAAACAACTTTATAACTTGATGTGGTTCTGTAAGAAAGTTACGATTCCTTTTGAAGTTTATGCTTTCACGAATGAGTGGCGTCGTTATGACTATGATGAGAATCATCGTCCAAAATCTATGGAACCTCATTACCAAAAGAAACATGGATTGGTGTATGTGGATGAAACTTTTTCACTGATGAACTTGTTTACCAGTAAGGTGAATAATCGTGTTCTTGAGGAACAGATGATTAACATCTTTAGGTTGGCTAAAGAGTTCAAGTATTCTTATAATGATGCACCTGAATATACTCATCCGTATCGTCTTTCTCTTTCTGGAACTCCTCTGAATGAGACTTTGGTTGCACTTCATCAAATTCTTCCTCAGTTCCAACGAGAAAATAAACTGCAGAAAGTTCAATGCGTTATTCTGACTGATGGTGAAGCTGCACCTCTGAAGTTTCATAAAGAATTCAAAGGTCGTTTTAATTATGACACTGAAGAAGTGTATATTGGTTTGAATTCTATTGGAGTGAATACTATTCTTCGTGATCGTAAAATCGGTTCTACTTATAAGTTGGAAGGAGATTATACGAGTTTCACTGATGTTCTTCTTCGTAATCTTCGTGATCGTTTTACTGATGTAAACTTTATTGGTATTCGGGTTCTTGAAGGTCGTGATGCTGGAAGTTTTGTCCGTCGTTATTATGAAACTTCGGATTATTCTTCTGGTTATTATCAGGAGAATAAAGAGTATAGTGAAATCATGAATGATTGGAAGAAGAATAAATCTTTTGCAATCAAGAAATCTGGGTATCATGTATACTTTGGACTTTCTGGTTCTGCTCTCTCTAATGAGTCGGAGTTTGAAGTTTCCGATGATGCAAGTAAGAGTCAGATCAGAACCGCTTTTGTTAAGTCACTGAAGTGTAAAAAAATGAATAAAAAAGTTCTTGGAGAATTCATTGAACTTGTTGCGTGAGGGGGAGACTCCTCTTTTTTAATAAATACTTAAAAAGTATTGTTAAAAATGAACTCCGAACAACTACAGGGACTGCAGGAAGCCTATAATCAAGTCAATCAACTTGATGAAGCGGAAGGTTCTTATGGACAAACTCCAAAGTCAAGGAAATCATATGGAGACCTCGCAAATAAGAGAAGAGAAACTCCTGCAAGTGAGTATTCGGAAAGAGGTGAAAAAACTAAAAAAGTAAAATCTGCTGAAAGACATTTCAACAGAACGGGTAATCCTGATGCAGGAAATAGAGGTAAGAAATCAACTAAACCTTCTGCCTGGTCTGGTAAAAGAAGTGGAATGACCCAAAAGGATAGAGATGAGGCAAGAGGTGGTGATGAATACGGACATATTGGATATGACCCAGATTGGCATGGCGGTCCAAGTGCCCCTGGTGGAAAGCCAAAAGGCAAAAAGGCAGAAAGACAAAAGAAAACAGGTGTAAGCGCAGAAAGTTTTAATGCTTATGAGACAGTTCTTTCATATCTTCTTGACGAAGGTTTCGCTTCAACTGAAGACGCTGCAGATAAAATTATTCTCAACATGAGTGAATCTTGGTTTGAGAATATTATGGAACTCAATCGTTATGAAAAAGAAACTGGTAAGGATTATAAAACTGGAAAATCAGTAACCAAGGGTGGAACAATGGGTGGTGATGATACCAACTCAAAGGTTATGAGACACATGCATAAGGTTATGGGTGCTGGAAGAATGGGTGCTGGTGGTGCTATTCAAGAAAGAGGAAAGAAAAAAGAGAAGGGAAAGAAACCAGCTTCAGCTGGAGAATATGGCGGTCCAGCATCACCAGCGCAAAAAGTTGCAAAACGTCGTGCTGATGTTCAAAGAGCAAAGGATATGATGCATTCTGCTCGTGACTGATATCTTATAAATTATTATAATAGTTTGAATTTTTTATATGAATTTTTTTGAAAAAGATAAAGGTGTAAAATTTACTTTTGAATTGGAGGATGGTCAACCACTTCAATTAATATATTTGTTGCAAGCAAATAGCTTAAGAGAAAAATGGTTGAATGAAGTTAAAACATATTTAAATGAAAGTAATACTTATCTCAATCTTAAAATATCAAACAAAAATTATTTACACCTAAATCAACTAACTACAAAGTTAAATTCAATAATTGAAGATATCAACAGTGAATACAAATACCAAATTTTAATTCCTCTGAGTGGAACTGAGGATATAAGTAGAGAAAAACTTAATGACTTGCATGAAAAATTTGAGGAATATGGGGAACATAGTTCTCCCTATGGTGGTAAATTATATAATGGAGAAAACGTTCATAATCTCTGGTTGGATCTAAATGAATGGATTCATATAACAGAAACTGCTATGGAGACGAGGGAAGATGACTTCCCAAATTACGGAGGTTTAGTTACTGTTTATCCACCATATCCCGGCAGAGTGTTGGAAGAAAGGGATAAACTATTTCTAACTACTGAATTTTTGTGGGGACATCTTTATCTTGGATATAATACTTTGGGTAAAGATTATATGCATGTTTCTCAAGATGATGATGTTAGAGTTATTACGAATGATCAAGTAAAAGTTCAGGAGAGATATAGTTCTGAAGTTTGGTTGTGTTTCCAACAAAAAACATATTTCTTAAAAGATATAGAATCGGAATTCTATAAGTGGTATGAAACAACAGAACAAGATGCACAAGAAAGAATTCCATTAGAAAACTTAAATAAGTTGGCTTTGGGTAGATATTATCTTGGACATATTCTAATTAATGAAGATCTTTTAAAATTCCATCCAATTGAAGAAGAATGGTACTTCAATCCACATGTACAAAAAAGGTGGAATAATGAAGTTTTTTCACAAATAAAAAGTGTAACTGGTATTGAGTTGTTAAATGAATAATATAATCAATAAATTTATAGAATCATCATTAGAAAATCAGTGGTATCCTACAAATCCACCAGAAAACTTTGATGTATTTGAGTCGGACTGGCCTTTTCTTCAAATAGACTTTGAAGATGACTTTCAAAAAATGCATCAAGAGTGTATTCAAAATGATCATCTTTTTGTTGGACATAGGCAAAAAGATAAACATCTGAGTTATTCTCATGAGGGTTGGTCAGCTTTGACTTTGCATGGAATAAGACCTGATGCTACTGAACATTATGATCAATATGGATTGACGGAACCAGATTATAAGTGGACTGAAGTTTGTGAATATTTTCCCACTTGTGTTGAGTTTTTGAAAAAACTAGGGTTTCGTAGTTACGATAGAGTCAGAATTATGAGACTGGCTCCTGGTGGATATATTATGCCTCATTCTGATGGTGATGGTAGAATTTTTGGTCCATTGAATATTGCAATTAATAATCCCGAAGGATGTGATTTTTATTTTGAAGAATGGGGAAAAGTTCCGTTCAAACCTGGAACAGGATTTTTTCTAGACATAGGTAATATTCATGCGGTTTATAATAATAGTAATGAAACCAGATATCACTTCATTGTCCATGGACATATCAACGATAAGTTGATCGAAACAGCATTCAATCAACTCAGTGGAAGAGAACAAAAAATATGTTATGGAGTTTATAATCAGAGAAATTTAATTAATAACTTTTCAATGTATCTTAGGGCAAAAGGTGCAACACTGTTTTATCTCAATAGGAGCAGAGAAGATATTGAGATAATATGTGCAGATGAAATACATGAAATATTGCAAGAGTCTCTGAATAGAGGGTATGAGTATTGTGTTATTCAATCTTCTGGTTGTACTTTAAAAAGTTTTAATTTTGATAGAGAAATTAGAGACTTTATAAAACAAAATAGATTTGGAATAGCGGGTCATATACTTCATTGGCCTGGAAAATGGTTGGAATTGCACCCTCAGTTTTTCATAGTTAATGTAACTGCATGGAAAGATATTGGATGTCCCGAATTTGGAGAATGGTGTGAAGAAGAACAGTTATTGCCTGTAGTTGAAAGAAGTATTGAAAATTTTCATGATGATTACACTCCATTGTGGGTTAAGTATTTAAATAGAGAAGAACTTCAATCCAATGCTGGTAGAGGCTGGGAACTTTTAAAGTATATGTTTTTAAATGGTTGGCCTGTAATAACTTTAAGTGAAAAATTACGTTTGAATAAATTTTATTATTATCCTGAACATGAAACCGATAAGTTTGAACATAGCATTAAAACTTTAACTCCATATGAAGGTCAAAATTGGAACCAGTCAAAAATTTTATCAGATGTAAAATCAATAAAAGATCAAATTTGGTTATTCAATAGTGAACCAATGTCTATAACAAACAAAGGTAACTTTGATTTAGTTGCAAATACTGCAAGTGGATTTAAGTTATTTGATCTTATTAAAAATAAAAAATTAAATGAAGGAAGTAAAATAATAGTTTATGATTTTAATATAAAAAGTTTACGATGGTACAAACACTTACATAATTGGAAGACTGATAGCTTGATTGATTGTATAAGAAACTTTTCTGAAAGAGACTATTTTACTTGGCTAGGTAAAGTTGATAATAAGTATTCAGAAGATGATTCTTTTGTAAATTCATATAAGAAATTGATGTACCATTTTGGTGGAGTTAAAAACTTTACCAAATATTGGCAAAGTTTTAAAAATACTGAAGTAAAGTTTGTTATTGTTGATCTTTATAAAGAACCAGATAAGTTTGCAAATATTTTTGTCGGAAAGGGGAAAAAGTTTGTAAATTTATCAAATATTTTTTCTACAGATGCTACAACATTTTTGTATGGACATATTGAAGTTCAAACTTCACAACAGAGGTGTTTATCTTCATTGTATGTTGTTGATCCTGAAATAGAAATTTCTATTATTGATTTTTGGACTAGACAAATGACTGGTAAAGTAAAAGACATTCTTTGAGTGGACAGTTTGGAAACTGGCACATAGGTGGTTCTCCAACCCCCCAAAAGGTGTATTATGGCTTCAGTTGAAAAACACATCACATCATGTCTCGCCTTCAAATGAACGACGATCAAATCCTGGAAGGTCTTAAGTCTACTTATGGTTCCGATATCACTTCGGGTGATGTTAAAGCCTATTGTGCAATGAACAATCTTTCGTATCCTACCGTTACTCGCCGTCTTGAGAACTTTAAGACTGCTCGTGGTCGTTGGAATCTGGAAGTGACTCAAGAACGAGTTCAAGAAATTGAGCGTTCTTTCAGTAATGTTTCTGTTCTTCCTGAAGTGCATCAAAACCTTATTCCTGCAAAAGATGATACCTTCGTCAAGTTTGGTAACTTTAACGATATTAAAAAAATTATTCAGTCCCGTCTCTTTTATCCTACGTTCATTACGGGTCTTTCGGGTAATGGTAAAACGTTCGGTGTTGAACAAGCTTGCGCTCAACTGGGTCGTGAACTGATTCGTGTCAACATCACGATCGAGACTGATGAGGATGATCTGATCGGTGGTTTCCGTCTTGTGAACGGCGAAACCGCTTGGCATAATGGTCCTGTGATTGAGGCACTGGAGCGTGGTGCTGTACTTTTGTTGGATGAGATTGACCTTGCTTCCAACAAGATTTTGTGTCTTCAATCCGTGTTGGAAGGAAAGGGTGTTTTCTTGAAAAAGATTGGTCGCTTTGTGAAACCCGTATCTGGTTTCAACGTGATTGCCACCGCAAACACTAAGGGTAAGGGTTCTGATGACGGTAGGTTCATCGGCACCAATGTGCTCAATGAGGCATTCCTTGAGCGTTTCCCTGTGACCTTTGAACAGGAATATCCCTCTGTTGCAAATGAAGTCAAGATTCTTGAGAAGGTTGCACAAACTCTTGGGGTGAATGATTCCAACTTCTGCAAGCGTCTTGCTGATTGGGCTGATATTATCCGCAAGACTTTCTACGATGGTGGTATTGAGGAAATCATCAGCACCCGTCGTCTGGTTCACATCATCCGTGCCTACAGCATCTTCCAAGACAAGGCAAAGGCAATTCAAGTGTGTGTGAACCGATTTGATGATGAGACCAAACAGTCTTTCCTGGAACTGTATGATAAGGTGGATGCTGACTTCCAGATGCCTTCTACTGGTCCTGAATTGACTGTAGAATATGTTGACCAACCCGCTCCGTTCTGATATAATTGGGGGAGGTAAAACTATGACCTCCTCTTTATTATGGACGAATATCCCTACTCTGAATATCAATTTACCATCTCTCCAGGTGGTTCTGATCAAATTGTCATTGGAAATGCACCTTCTATGAATGAAACCAAAAACAATCTCTGGAAATATAACGAAGATAAAATCCTGAAAGATATTCAGGATTATGTGACCAGTACTTATGGTAGTCACTATTGTGGGCATAATGATGCTTACAAAGATATTCAGACGATTGATCTGATGGCTGCAAAGGATCTTGCTCCTGGATTTTGTCAGGCAAATATCCTAAAATATGGAAGTCGTTATGGTGATAAGGATGGTCGCAACAAACGCGATCTTCTCAAAGTCATTCATTACGCAATGCTTCTCCTCCACTTTGACGGACATTATTCCCGCAAAGATAATGGCCTTACCGAATTCCGTTGATTATGAAACTCAAAGATACATCTATGAAACTCTCTGAAAAAACTCTTTCTCTTCTCAAGAACTTCTCTGGTATTAACCAATCCATCCTCTTTAAGAAAGGTAATAAACTTCGCACTATTTCTGTGATGAAGAATATTCTTGCAGAAGTTGAAGTTGAAGAAGAATTTGAACGGGACTTCGGCATTTATGATCTGAATCAGTTCCTGAATGCAATGTCCCTCTACCAGAATCCCCAACTTAAGTTTGCAAACGATAGTTATGTAGGTATTAGTGAGGGTAATGCACGATCTAAGTATTTCTTTGCAGATCCTGCAGTGATTGTAACTCCTCCCGACAAATCCATCTCTCTTCCTTCTGAGGATGTCTGTTTTGAACTGAATACCCAACAACTCGACAAACTTCTCAAGGCTGCAGCGGTTTATGGTGTTCCTGACCTTTCCGTGGTTGGTGAAGCTGGTGTTGTGAAACTGGTTGTTCGTGATAAGAAAAACGATACTTCCAACGAATATTCACTGGTTGTTGGTGAGACCACTGGTACTTTTGTTCTGAACTTTAAGGTTGAGAATATTAAGATTCTTCCTGGTTCCTATGAGGTTGTGATCTCCAAGAAACTCCTGTCCCGATTCCAGTCGGAAGATAAGAATCTTACATATTACATTGCTTTGGAACCCGACTCCACCTATGATGAGTGAGGTAACTCACCTTTATTATGAACATCTTTGTGACTTCTCCCTGGCCTGCAGAGAGTGCTGTCTGTCTTCCCGATAAACACATTGTCAAGATGCCCCTGGAATGTTGTCAAATGCTTTCCATTGTGGCATCTGAAAAATGGGGTCATAACTACGGCACTCTCCCTAAGACTGATGGTACTCCCTACAGAACTGAAAAGGGTGCGTTTCGTAATCATCCCTGTACCAAATGGGCAATGGATAGTATCCACAATGCCTATTGGTTAATCAAGTGGGGAATGAATCTTGCAGACGAATATGCTCTGCGTTATAATAAAATACACTCTTGTTACAAAACTCTTGTAGATGCTTATTACCTTTTTCCTAAGGGGAAGATTACAGAAGTAACTCCATTTGCTCGTGCAATGCCAGAGGAGTGGAAATTTGATGATAGTATTGATACCTTTACTGCCTATAAAAGGTACATTGCTTCCAAACCTTGGGTGAAGGATAATTACCTTCGTATGCCCGAACGTAAACCTGATTGGATCTAAATTATGAGTCGTGATGAATTCCTGTGGGTTGAGAAATATCGCCCACGTAAAATTGAAGATTGCATTCTTCCAGATGCAAACAAAAAGACCTTTTTGGAGTTTCTAAATAACAAAGAAATTCCAAACTTGATGCTTGCTGGTCCTGCAGGTTGTGGGAAAACTACAGTTGCAAAAGCTCTGTGTGAAGAACTGGGAGTGGATTACTATGTCATCAATGGATCTGACGAAGGACGATTTCTGGACACGGTACGGAACCAGGCAAAGAACTTTGCTTCGACCGTCTCACTTTCTGCGGGTGATGCAAAACACAAAGTCATCATCATTGATGAGGCTGACAACACAACCCACGATGTACAACTCCTTCTACGGGCTAATATTGAGGCGTTTTATAACAACTGTAGGTTCATTTTCACATGCAACTACAAAAACAAAATCATTGAACCTCTCCACTCCCGTTGTGCAGTCGTTGAGTTCAACATCAAAGGAAAAGAAAAAGCCCAGTTGGCAGGATCCTTCTTCAAGCGTATACAGAACATCCTGGATGCGGAAGGTGTACAATACGATCCTAAAGTCCTTGCAGAACTCATCAACAAACACTTCCCAGATTGGCGACGAGTCCTAAACGAGTGTCAAAGGTATTCTGCGGGTGGAAAGATTGACTCTGCAATTCTTGCTGAATTTTCTGATGTAAATGTTAATGAACTTATTAAGAATCTCAAAACTAAAAACTTTACTGAAGTCCGAAAGTGGGTGGTCGCCAACTTGGACAACGATGCTTCTAGTCTACTTCGCAGGGTTTATGACGCCTCTTTTGATCATCTTTCACCCCAGTCTATCCCCGCTGCCGTTCTTATTATTGCTAAGTACCAATACCAATGTGCGTTCGTGGCTGACCAGGAAGTGAATCTTCTTGCAGCATTAACTGAAATTATGGTGGAGTGTGAATTTAAGTAAATGGACTTAACACCCTGGAAAACTGAATGGATGCGTTTTACAGATTATTATACTAAATGCGATATCTTTGGTATGTTGGGCGCTGTGTATGGAATGGTATGGACCGAATTCAAACCAGAACCATATGAAATGCCTCATACATTTTCTGGTTGCGTATATGTTGGCGAATCTGGGGGAAATTATTATGATAAACAAGGTCCGGTAAAAGGTAAGTTTAGAAGTCATCTTCACAAGAGAATGACATCACATCATAAACCTCTAACAACTGGAATAGTTCCAGAAGAAGACCGAAAATATTCACTCTTCATTAATCAGTTTGGTCATGGTGATGATGTATTGAATGGAAAAATTTATAAAGAATCTCTTTGGCTAGGTCTTACTTTGCCTAGACCCAATCTTCCAGAAAAAGCATTAAAAGCTTGGTTGAAACATGAAGAACATCGTCAAATTACCCATCATATTGTTCAATTTGATCGTTGTCCACTTATGAATATTGAAGTGAAGGGTAAAGGTAGACAGGAAAATTCGCATTCTAATCAAAGATTAACAGATATAGTAAAAGTTACAGATTTTTAGATTATGGAGAATTATTTTGTATGATTGAAGTAAAATTATTTCGTATTGCAACTGGAGAAGAAGTTGTTGCAGAACTTATTTCTGAAGATGACAACTTTGTAACAATTAAAAATGGATTGGTAGTGATTCCCACTTCTACTGGGAGTGTTGGATTTGCACCTTGGGCTTCTGTAATTGATAGGACAATTCCAGAACTCATTATTGCCAAGAATCATATTGTTTATATTGCAGAAGTTGATCCGCAAATTAAAACCAAGTATAATGAAGTTTATGGGAGTAAACTCGTAACTCCTGGTGAAAAGAAATTGATTCTCTGATATGCAACTAGAACTTGATGATGCTGTTTACGCAGCCGATAAATTC